AAGGTGTAATAGCTTCAGAAGGTGGATATGCAATAGGCGTATCTATGAATGACGCAGACGCAGGTGAAGTTCTAGAAGTTAGTGATGGTATTGTTATTGTTGAAACTAGTGGAGATGTATCTGCTGGTGCTAAAGTGTCTGTAGGAGCGGATGGAAAAGCTGTAACAGCTACTGAAGCATCAGAAGGCATTGCAGCTACCCCTGTTGTAGGTATTGCTATTACAGGAGCAGGTGCAGGAAGTACAATTGCAGTAAAAACAGTATAAGAAAGGAGTGCATATAGATGCCAAGAATGCAAGATGCGCATATAGATAGAGCGCTGACTAATATGTCAGTAGCGTATATACAAGATGCTAACAATTTCATTGCAGATAAAGTATTCCCAATTGTTCCAGTTAAACGACAAGCTGACTTATATTACATTTATGAAGCTGGAGATTTTTTCAGAGATGAAGCTCGTGTAAGAGGAGCTATATCCGAGTCTGCAGGCGGTGATTACGACTTAACATCTGATACTTACTACTGCAAAAAGTATGCTTTTCATAAGGATGTATCACCTGAAGAGAGAATTAATTATGACGAGCCCTTAGATGCAGATAAAGATGCTCAAATCTTTGTAACCCAGAAGATGCTGATTAGACGAGAAATGGAATGGGCTTCAAGCTTCTTCCGTCCAGGGGTTTGGACTAATGAAATTTCAGGTGTAGAGTCTAATCCTTCTGACAACCAAGTTGTATATTGGAATTTAGATACTTCTAATCCAATAAAAGATATTACCACAGCAAGTATTAAAATGGCTTCTCGTACGGGCTTTAGACCAAATACATTAGTTCTATCCCCTTATGTATTTAACGCTTTAAAAAATCATTATGATGTATTGGATAGAGTAAAGTATACTGAAACTGGTGTAGTTACTACTTCATTATTAGCTTCATTATTTGAAGTTGATAATGTATATGTTGCATGGGGAGTAGTAAATAGTGCAGCAAAAGGAAAAAGCAATAATATTGATTTTATCATGGGTAAAAATGCTTTACTATGCTACAGCAATCCAAACCCAAGCCTAAGAAGTCCTTCTGCAGGTTATATCTTCTCTTGGACTGGCTTAGAAGGAGCTGGAGCATATGGTAATCGCATAGTTAGAATACCTATGGATATGCTCGGTCTCGGCGTAGAACGCATCGAGGGAGAAATTGCATTTGATGCAAAGAAAGTTAGTGACGAACTCGGTGTGTTCTTTAAGGATATTGTGCAGTAATGTATGTAGTAAGAAGACCGTTTAGAGGTCCCCATGGTCCAATGGTAGTTGGCTCTATTGTAGAGCCAACTGACCTTAGGGACTTTAATTATAGATTACGTGAAAAACATATCGTCGAGATTACCGAGCAAAACTATGAAAAATACAAGTACTTTTTCAAACAAAGATTTGGTATAGATTTACCAAATATAAAGGTTAATAAAGTAGAAAAACCTACAATGGACAAACAGTCTAATACTGCTAGAGAGGCTAAAGCGACTAGTACAAAAGTGGAGGTTAAACCTACGGTTGTGATTAGGACTAAGTAGGAGGTGATAAGATGTCTTGGTCTTACTCTGGTAATCCACAAAATAGTTTACGCGATGAGCTTAGATTCTTAATAGGAGATACCGATGAATCTGAGCCTATTATGCAAGATGAGGAGCTAGACTTTCTTATCACTAAATACGGAAGCAACCGTAATTTACTTCTATACCACACATTTGAAACTGTTGCCACATATTTTGCTAGGGATATAAAGAGAAGTTTAGGCCCTATCTCTGAAGACCCTACAGAGAGACTAAAATTCTATAAAGAACAAGCTGAGATGTATAAAAATAAAGTTGCCGCTTCTATGCTTTCTGTACCTGCATATAGCTACCCTAAAGTATTTAGAAAAGGCATGCACAATAATCCCCCATGGCCTAGGAAAGGTGATAAGAATGTTTAGTAAAGCAAAGAGATTCATAGATATGACATTTTCTTATAAACCATATATAGGCCGCACAGGTACAGGTGATAAAAAATATGGAGATATACAAGAAGCAGAATGTTACGCGGAAGGCTCTGTTAAAGTAGTTAAAAATGATGCAGGTACAGAGGTACTTTCTACTACCCAGCTTTATGTAAATGGCGATGTAGATATTAAAGAGTTAGATATGGTATCCTTTAATGGCGTAGAATCTGAGGTTAAAGCAGTAAGTACGTTTTATGCTAAAAGTAAAGCTCAAATAAAGGTGGTGTATCTATGAGAGCTTTTGCGGAATTTTATGTAGATAAGTCAGATATAAATAATTTTAACGCGAAATGTCAAGTTGCAATAAGGAATGTTTTTAGAGGTACTAAGCGCGCCACTACTGAAGCTGCTGAAGAGATTATGACAGAGAGTAAACGGCAAGTGCCAAAAATTACAGGTACGTTACTTGCTAGCGCTTATTATAAAGTATATAGACGTACAGATACAGCATCCACTTATTGGGCTTATGAAGCTATATTGGGCTATGGAGGCAATGGTGACCCAATTAATCCTAAAACTGGAAGACCTGCTTCTCATTATATGGTAGCAGTTCATGAAAACTTAGACGCAGTTCATGATAATGGAAAAGCTAAATTTCTAGAGGACCCAGTAAGAGATTATGCAGCGCGAAATTTTAAGCGTACTGTTTTTAAATGCGTCAGGGAGTCTTTAGCGGATATGAGTGATTAAGGTGGTGATACAGTGGCCAATTCACTATTAGTAGATATAATTCAATTCCTAGTAGATAAAGGGTTAGTCCAAGGAGATGGCATAGATACATTTAGAGATTATACTCCTGAGGCACCAGATGCCTTAGTATCAATTCATGAGTATAGTGGTTCATCTGTATTGCCGTATGATTTAGCTGCGCATAGGTCTGTACAAATATTAGTACGCGACCCATCAGCAGATACTGCTAGGCAAAAAGCATTTAATATATTCAATACCATTCATGATGCTTTAAATACTGATGGAAGATTAGATTTTACCCCTACTCGTTGGGGGCAAGTGTATTTAAGGCAATTACCATTTTTTATGAAACGAGATGAATCTAATAGAGCTTATTATATATTTAATATAGGAATAACTACTAATATTGAATAGGAGGTATATTAACTATGGCAATGAGAATTGGTTGTGATAATTTGGTATATGCTATTATGCTAACCGAAGATACTAGCGAATCTGCACCAGTTTATGGTGAAGTAAAGAAAGCGCCAGGTGTTATGAGTATTAATATTAATCCAAATGCATCGTTAGCTACAGCTTTTTATGATGATGGTCCTGGTGAAACAGCTGCTACATTAGGAAATATTGAGGTAGAGATTCAAAAGAACGCATTAACATCAGAGAATAAGGCTGATTTATTAGGGCATACTCTTGATGCAAATGGTGGAGTAGTTTATGGAGGAGATGATGTTCCACCTTGGGTAGCAATAGGATTTAGAACATTAAAATCAAATGGCAAATATCGTTATGTGTGGCTATATAAAGGCCGTTTTGCTGACTCAGAAGATAATAATGAAACAAAAGCAGATAGTATTAACTTCCAAGCTGATACAATTAGAGGTCAATTCGTTAAGTTGAATTATGCAATTAATGTAGGAGGAGCCGGACCGAAAAAGATTTGGAAGTATGAAATTGATGAAGAACACGAAGGAGCAAATCAAGAGACTATTAATCAATGGTTTGACTCAGTAGTTATGCCAGCAGCAGATATGCCAGCAGGAACTAGTACAACTTAATAAGGGAGGTTAGAATATGTCCTATGTAGCTGATGTAAAGAATAAAACTGTAAAGATTACATTAAATGACGGTAAAGAGCGAACTATAAGATTTACTTTAAATGCTTTAGCAGAGTTAGAGGATAAATTTGGTTCTGTGCAAGCAGCTTTTGATAAATTAGAAAAAGAAAAAAGTATGAAAGCATTACGTACTATTTTATGGGCTGGATTGCTTCATGAAAGCCCTGATATAACAGAGCAGGAAGTTGGAAATCTTATAGATTTAGGTTATATGGCTCAACTTATGGAAAGTATAGGCACAGCGTTAGACAATGATTTACCTAAAGAACCGGTTGTAGGGGCGACTATCCCAAACGAATAGAGCCCGACAATAATGATGTGGGCAATCCTAACATAGATGGTTGGGATTGGCCCTACATCTTATATGTCGGGAGAGTATGGTTACGATATACAGATAAAGAAATTTGGCAATTAACGCCTAGACAATTTAAAGCTCAGCTAGATGTGCATATAGATATTCAAAAGAAATTAAATAATCCTAAGCAAAATAATGCTCCATTTGGTTATATAGACCAATTAGAAGGCTGGTAATATGGAGGTGATAATTTGGCTAGTTTTGCAGATTTAACGGCTAGGTTAAACTTAAATATACAGAATTTTGCACAAAACATGCAAAAAGCAGCTACTTTAGCAAGCAAATTTGCCGCTAACTTACAAGGTAAGATAAACGCTGGAATGTTAGAACCTACAAAGAAATCTAAAATGGAATTTAAGGACGTAGCACGAATAGTACAAGGTATTATCATCTCTAAAACATTTTATAGTAGTTTAAATGCTATACGAAAAGCTAAGGACGCTGTATGGGAATTTTCTAAGCAACTAGAATATGCTAAAATGACTTATACTAATCTATTTGGAGATGTCAACCTTGCAAATGAATTCATTAACGTACTTAAGG